TATAATCCATACCCAATTCTGCAAATATACTATTATTACTTGTCCATCCATATTGATCTCTGTGTGGGTTTACTTCATAATTCTTTAGGTCTAGATATTCCTCATCGTGTGGATCTCCAAATACAATCTCAGCAGTTCTTCTTACATTACCAGCCACAACACATTTTCCTATAAGATTCATAATATCAACGATTGTGGTTACTGTGATTGGTTCTCCACTATTTTTTTCTAGTACTTTTTTAATATCTTCATGTACTTCCATTAAAGGTTCAGGTCCTGAACTTACTCCACCAAATCCTTTAATTGGAACTCCCGCTGGTCTTATTTCTGTATAATCAAAATTAATTTCTGGTTGTCCATGAAAATAAGTTTCCAATAATAGTCTAAGGGATTCAACCCAACCCTCACGAGTATCTGGTATTACATACATAGTACCTCTTGTTTTATCGATACCCTTTACTACTATTTCACCAGCACCTTTTGTGTCGAATCCAACACCAACACCTAACATACTAGCATCCATAAGGAAACAGAATGGTTTCGAGTAGTCCTCTTTAATTGTACTTGTAGATACGAAAGCACAATTATTCAAAGCCGCATACAATCCCTTTTCTTCTGTAACTGGTGTTCCCATAGCCCACAAACCACGACCTGGTGGTAAAAACTTCATCGTGAAAATCCTCTCATACATATCTTGAGCTGACTTTTGTGCTTGCCATGGATTCCACCCTAATTGATGTGAGTCAATCCAATTCTTTTGCATGGTGTAAGTACCTTCAACCACTCGTTGAACGGTTTCCCACCATCTCTCATTTTTTCCATCTTCTTTTACTCTTGAATATGTTCTCATGTAAACTAACTCACCAAGACCATTAAAACCAAATGGTGGCTTTTTTCTTTTGTATTTATTTATAAACTTTTCCGATAACGTAAATTTTTCCATTCTGTACCCTTAATTATTCTTTCCTAGTAACATAGATAAATATAATATATATTGAATCTAAATTACTATTTTATTCAAATCCCTCAACTTTTTTTTCCATATCTTTATATTTGTTCTTTAATTCTTTTCTAAGAAACTCTTGACTATTATTCATCTTATCTTGTGTCTCTTTTCCGAACTGACTACTACCCTCGTGTATCTTTACGACACCAATATTTGTATTAATAGTGGATGGATAAGTAACACCATCAATACCAAACCTATTTTTTATCACATGAAACCTACCTGTGTTTGCTATCTTGTCCTCTACCTTACGACTCATACTCATAACAAAGTCAGCAGTCATTACCTTACTATAATCCTCAGCAACTTTGTCAGCACCAATTACATCTTCTTCAAGAGCAGAACGATTCGCCTGTGAAGCTGTCCATATTGGAATCTCTAACTCACCAGCTAGTCCACGTAAATCTTCATAGATATTTCCTATTGCATGTCTTTTCTCTTTAAAATTACCTGTAGGCATTAAGATGTCTGCATAGTCTACAATTACCATATCGACATCAATACCACTTAATTCTATCTGTTTTAAATGTGAACCCAATGTTTGAACTGACGCTGCTTTAGTTGGAAAATATTTAATAAGTAATTTACCAGGTAACTTTGATATTTTTTTCTGTACATCTTCTTTATGATATTTTATGTTTGCAGTTGTAACTCCACTAAATATAGAATCATATCTAAGTCCTACATAATTTTCATTTAACTCAAGAGAATAATGTACAACAGTTTTACCTTTTTTTATTACCTCAGAACCTAAAGCTTGTAATGTCCAAGACTTACCAATACCAGCAGGAGCAACAACAACACCAAGTTCACCAGGACCTAAACCACCATCTGTTATATCATTGATAACATCCCACGGAGTTTTGACAGTTATTCTTGCTGACTCCTCTAACCTTGCTTCTAAAGATGGAACATAGTCATGACCTAAATCTCTTGTTGTACCTGCTTTCATTGCATTATCTATAGTTGATTTTATTCCATCGTAATCTTTATTTTCTAACATTTCAACAGATTCTAATATAGCATTTTTTAACGTTTGATTCTTACAGAAATCTAATGTTTCTGATTGTACAAATTCTAGGTCTGTTGCTTCAATATTCTTCCAAACATCTCGTAACTTTTCTACAACACCAGATTTTAATACATCGTTATCTATTTCATCTACCTTATACTTCACGACTTCCAATGTAGGTTGTTTCTTATATTCATAAAAGTAATCTCTAACAGCCTTAACTAACCACTTGTTTGAATCTGAATCAAACATATCTGGTTCTAATATATCACTAATAGTTTGAATAAATTTTACATCACTCATTAAAGATGCAATAATTTTTGATTGAAATGATGTTCCAAATTGTGTTAGTGTTTCACTCATTTACTCTCCTTTCTAAAAACAAAAACTGGTTCATATTTATAACCCTTTCCCATAATACTTGATAATGTTAATTGTAATGTTTCCTCTTGAACAAATCCTAACTCTTTAGATATACGAATTGTTTCAGTTTCTATGAAATCATATTTAGGAGTATTTGCAATATTAATCAACATATACCTATTATCTTTTAATCCATTATAACAATTTTGAATGGTCTTCTTCAGAAATCCGTTTACCCATTCATTTTTAGTAGGGAACTTAACAAAACTTTGTGTACTTTCCAAGCTATATTTTTCAGTATCAAAGTAAGGTGGTGAAGTGAAACACAAGTCGAGTGACTCTTCTTTAGGTTTGTATTCTTCACTCCCGAGTTTATAAATATCAATCTGTTTTCCAAAATACGAAAAATCTTTCACCATCCTTTGAAGTCCATCATAAGTTTTGGATGATGGTTCTGTTCCTATATAGTGTTTAGTATTTGAAGCAGTTAGAAATCCCAATAGTCTACCACCCCATCCACAACTCATATCCCAAACAACATCACCACCATATTTTTGATAAATAAGTTTAGCTGCTGTTGGTCTAAAATTACTCACAGATTGTGTACCAGTATATATTTTTATCGATTGTCTTAGTCTGTTTTCATGAAACTTATTTTTTTCCATGCCCTCTTCACCTTTAAAATGCTTCATGTTCCAATTCCAACATTTTTTAATAGTCGATTTGAATTTATCATCATCATGAAAAATTTCCATAGGGGACATTTTAGCACCACCACAACGAACTTCCCAAAAGTGTGGGAAGTATGTCCAAGCCAATCTTAAACAGTGCATAGTCTGAACTATTTTATTTCCATCCAATATCGTATCAACATCAAACTTTTTTAGTTTTTTCATGTGTGTGTATTTTTCATCATCACGAATCATATAGTGGGGAAATCCGTGTCGTCTGTAGTATTTAAATATTACGTCTACACCATAATCTATATCTACATTTCGAATATTATTTGTAACTCTATGAAACTCAAGGTCTAGTGAGGGAACATCTAAATACTTACTTAATACATTATAATCTACACTCATTTATTATGTGTCTTCTCGGCGTAACTATTTAACTGATTAAAGTTGTTAAGTAACCAACTCGTTACATTTGGTAAAGCTGTAAATAGTTTATCCTCTAAAAACATTTTCTCAAACTTAAACTTAACCAATCTGTTGATTGGTGAATTTACTGCATCAATTATCTTTGTTTTTGTTGAACCTGATATATCAACATCTGATAATTGCATTAGTTTATAGTTTAGTTCTATTGTGTCTTTATGTTCTGGTAACTCATTTACAACTTCATCCATCTTAACAATACGATTTTCACTAAGGAATGGTAATTTCTTTTGAATTGTTTTTAGTCCAAGACCACGAACACCACTAATATTATCTGACTTATCACCATCCAATACTCTATACCAAATAAGATTGTGAGATGAAATACCATACTCGTCTAAAACTTTATCTTCATCATACATCTTCTTTTTAGTTGGACTCCAAATTTTTATTCTTCCATTTGCCAACTGTAAGAAATCTTTATCGGTAGACATTATAGTAATCTGTGAATCAGTTAAAACTTGTCTACAGATATATCCTATTGTATCATCAGCTTCGATGTTATCATATGATAGTACGGTTACTGGTAATGTATCTAGATACTCAACCACTCTTTGTATTTGCATAATCATATTCATCTTTTCATCATCTTGTGATGCAAAACTATTAGAACGATTGACTCGATACTTTGTTTTTCTGTTTTGTTTGTATTCAGGATATATTTTGCGACGGCGATTAGAACCACCCTTACCATCAAAAGCAATGATGACACGAGTGGGCCTAATCATATTTATTACATAACCAATACTTCTTAAGAAACCAACTATTCCACCAATATGAATACCATCATCATTGGTAGTTGGTATAACACTAAACACTCGGATAAACGTGTTTAGGCCATCTATAATTAGTACTTTGTCATTTGGTTCTCCACCGTCAATAGAACCACCTTTTTTCTTTATCTCATCGAGTATAGACAAATATTTAGCATTACTCACTTACTTCCTCTTCCACCACTACATCATCAATTCCAAAATTCTTTTCATATTTTAGAATGACTTTATCACAAATAAGTTCGTAACAATGTGATTTGAAGTCTTCGTCTTTAAAGTAATCAGCCCAATCCTTAGATTGAAACTTAATCTCTTTTCCATTGTGGTCATCCATAGTGTACCAAGCACCACCTTGTTTTACAAGTTTGTGTTCTTTTAATACCTTTAACCAACTACCTTCGTTATCAATACCACTTTCAAAATAAAGTTCGAAATCAGCGTGTCTCATGGGTGGGCCAAGTCTGTTCTTAATGACTTGAGCTCTCATCTTCATTCCGATGGTATTGTTTTTCTTGTCTTTGATTTGACCAACATTCTTTAGTCTGATACGAGTTGAAGCGTGAAATGGTAAAGCTTTACCACCACTTGTAGTCCAAGGATCTCCAAACATCACACCAAGTTTTTGTCTAAGTTGATTTGTAAATACGAGAGCTATCTTCTGTCTTCCAATCATCTGAGTGATTTTTCTCATTGCCTTTGAAAGAATAATAGCTTTAGAAGTAGCCCAACCATCTTTGTCGAACTCTGCTTCTAATTCTACTTTGGTTGAAGCTGCAGCCAATGAATCTACTAAGATAGTAACTAATCTATTCTTATCAGATTCACGAACTTTTGCAACAATCTCTTCTATAGCAGAAAAAATATCTTCTACTGTTTCTAGATGTAAGTACAACATACTTTCAACATCTAAACCAATAGCTTCTAAGAACTCTGTACTAACAGCAGTCTCTGTATCTATGTAAACAGCAACACCACCTTTTTTCTGTGTCTCAGCAAGTATGTGAGCACCAATTAAAGATTTACCACTTGATTCAAGACCATTTAATTCTGTGATTCTACCAACTGCAATACCACCATCTGGTCGATTAGATATTGCTAAGTCTAACATTGTTGAACCTGTTGAAATAAAGTCTTTTACATCTGTGGGTGTTGTGTCTGAACCATCCAAAAAGTATGCAACTTTCATATCTTTGAATTGTTTATTTATTGTGTCAGCTAAGACACCAGCTAATTCGTCTCTAGTGGACATAAGTTTCTCCTATATAAAAGTGGGTGTGCCCGGCTTTGTAAAGTATCCTTTGCACACACTCGGTTTTATTAGTGTTGGCTTCAACACCCACTATTATGGTTTATTTAGTTATTAAATAAGTCGTCAAATGCATCTGAAGTTTCTTTAGAATTATAAGAAGCAGGTTCTACTTTTGGAGTAGATTCTTCTTCTTCTTTTGTTTCTTCAGATGAACCACCGTTTAGATATTCATTCAATGCAGTAGTTAACTCTTCATAAGAAAGTTCTTGATATATATCAGTAATATTCTTTTGATTTTCAGTTAATGTTTCCATCATTGAAGCATCTTCGGTGATAGGTGTTTGATTAGGTTTTACTCTTATCGATGTAGATGGGAAACTAGCACCAGTCTCCTCAGCTGTTTTGAACTCTACAGCAACATCACGACCACTAACGTTATCTGTGATATCACCATAATCTGGATCTGCGATTATAGAAAGAAGTTCTTGATAAACAGTCTTTCCAAATCCCCAAAACTTAACCCCTTGACCTTCTTCACCACGAACAACTACAGGTGCATAAGTTCTCATTTTTGCTTCAACCTTTTTACCTAAACGGTAATCATCTTTTGAACCAGTTCCTTTTAGTTTCTGAGCGAACTCTTCAATTGGATCTGGTCTACCAAAAGATATTGGTGACAGATAATTTTTTCCACCTAAGTCGTAGTGAAAATACAACTCGATGAATGGATTATCTTTGTTGAACTTATAAGGCACAATACGAACAATTTGGTTACCAGGTGATGGTTTCCAAAGATTTGATGTTCTGTTATTTGTGGTTTGAAGTTGGTTAAGACGGTTTTTGATTGCATTTAAATCCATTATTATTCTCCATTATTTAATTAGTTAATTAGTAATTGTTACTTTCGTAACCATTGTTTATATAAGTATTATCAAGTTTTTGAAAATACAATTATTTTTTCTCGTTTTCCCAAGTATTTACGTTTACTATCGTATAGATTCTAGTAGGTATTTTATTAAGACCTTCTTCGTTTGTTAGTAGTAAACAGTTCTTATAATTTTCCCATTCGATAGGAAAAGTCTTATCCAACTTACCACCATTTAGTTCACGAATCAAATCGTTAAGTGCATTGATTGTATATAGTGTGTTAGTATTCTTTTTTCTGTGTAATGAAATTGTATCTGGTACTTCTTGTATTGCATCTTCATCATACTCTACATTATAAGTACAGATTAATTGATGGTAATCTTTTTCATTTTGAAATACATATACCTTATCGAATACGATATCGTTACAAGCTAAGATAATATCTACTGTCTCATAGAATCTATTTCGTTTGGTGAATGTGCATAGTAGTTGTGTTCTCATTACATATCCTTTGGTATATTTGGTAAACCAAAAGCTTTTGAAAATCCATCATGAAATTCTATCTTACTACCCTTGTGTTGTAAATCACCATCCCATTGTCCTGCTTGACCAGCAAATCTCCATTTAATATCAAAAGTAAATGCTTTAATTCCATCAACACTAACCTCGACATCATATACATAATCAGCAGACGCCATAACACCATCATCATTAGTTTTAGTGTCATATTTAAAAGTATATTTTTTACCTCTAATACTTTTTTGGGATGGTATAAGAGCAAACTTTTTACCACCCGATGCTATATATAAATAATTTGTTTCTGGTTCTGCTCTTATGATATAAATTATAGCATCTTCTATATTCTTTACCTTATTTTTTCCTTTACTTTCAAAGAATAAATCTATAGCGTTATTTAAAAGTTGTCCTTTCATTTTTTTATGAACACCTCGTGCAGCAAAATTGTCTGAATGATTATACAAATGACTGAATGCCTTCCTTGTTTTTACTGGTACTATTGATTTATTCATATAATCCATCCAAGTTGATTTCTCATTAAATTTTGGATATATTTTTTCTAAATTATCTTTATCTTCTTGTGTATATTTATCCTTAACTGGTAAATCTTTTTGTCCAATAGTAGCAAGAGCATAATATTCAAATGCTGCATCTATCTCACTTTTATATCCTTGCTTGTACATATCTTTCAACAGACCTTTATTCAATTTTATACCAAACATTTTTTCAACTAAATCTGGTACAGACAAACTACTAAATTGACCTTTTCCATATTTTAACGATACTGAAACTAGTTCTCCATTGGTTAGTTTGATTACAGCGTCTGCAATCATTTTAGTCCCACCAGGACCTGTCCCAAAAACTCTTGACACAGAAGATGGTTTTAGTTTATTCTTCTTTAAAAAGGTATGTGTTTTTTTAGCTATACTATTAGCATCTGTATATAATTGAATATCTTTCTTTGTTGGAAATGCTTCCATCTTATCAAACTTAGATAAAGTCTCTACATGTTTATTTTTATTATCTAATTTTAACTTTAACTTATTCATAATTTTTTTCAAATCATTTAAATTTTTTGCTTTACTAATATCACCACCAGCAAAAGCTATTGCAAAAAATATTTCATGTAAGTCTTCAGTTCTGTTAGTTGCAGCTTCATTTATTATTTTTTTTCCATTGGTTAAGTTTTCAATAAACTCATTTATAACATCATACTCCCAACTTTCTCTTTTCAAAATTTGCCTTAGTTGTTCTATGTGACTTTTATTATTTGGTTTTATAGCACCAACCTTATAACTCCACTCTTTTAGTATCCTTTGTAAATTAGGAATCATACAAATTTCTCCGTAATGTCTTTCATTTCATGATAGTTCAGTCCCCAACTAACTTTAACTGGAAACTTACCCTTTTGTTCTAATATTTCCTTAACTTTCTTAATGTAATCTAACCCATCTTCCATATTAAAGTCAAGTAAAAAACTATCATAACTATATAGTATTAATTTACTCTTATAGTCTTGAATATTGGGAATTAATTCTGATAAAACTTTCATATTGTTCTCAGTTTCCATTAACTGAATTGTGTAATTGAACAACTTATTGGCGTTCATATCATCTAAATTTTTCCTATATATTCTCTTACTATAAATATCGGATAGTATAAATTCTTTATTATTATATTCTTCCCATAATTCCTTTATATAATTCTCTACTCTAGCGAAAAAAGGGTTGATTTGTGATACTTCGTAGGGGATGTACCCATATAAATATTGAAAAGATAATTTCTTACTCTCTTCATAATCAACACCATAGAACTTTGCCATATGTTCGTGTACAGAATCTTTAGAAAAATCATAACCAATTCTTTCACCGATTAGTCTTAGATGATATGCATCGTAATCCATCTCCACCAACACACCATTTTTATATCTACTTACATATGGTTTTCTACTACCATCTTTTTTATTAAGAGCTGCAAAGTTAGTTCCACCAAATCTGTTCGATGGTCTACCAGTAGATGTGAATATATTATATTCAGAATAAACCATACCATCTATAGTTTGTATACCATTACTTTCCATATAAGAAAGGTTATTTAATATTTCTTCGTTGTATGATGTGTTTACATCTTCTTTATTTCTACCAACAACATCCAACAATACACTTGTTATCTTTCTACAAACTTCTAGATGTTTTAAGATTGGTATTACCTTATTAAGATTTTTCTTTCGATAGTGTTTCATATTAAAGAAACCATGAGCTGATGTATCTAGATTATCAATTTGCAGTGGTTGATTTGTTTCAATATAGTGTAGTAAATTTACATCAACAATATTATCGATGTCAATTAAATGTTGTAACTTTTTTTTATCTATGGTGTATTTTTTTGTATCTGATTTTAGATTTGGTTCTTCGTCTAAATTTAAAGACTCACTATGATTATAGGATACGATGTACTCTTCCCCATCAATAATCTGAACATAAAGCAAACAAATATTATCATCTGCAGGATGTTTATGTTCATCAGATTGTATAGGTAAAACAATACTATCTTGTTTTCTATATATTTTAAGAAACGAACTGAGTTGTTCGTTGTTTTCTACTATAACCATTTACTATACATATCAATGTATTTTTCTAAATTACATTATTTTTCTTCTACTCAATTTTTCTTGTATGTCATCAACAGAATCTTTTGGTGGATTCCAAAGTTGTAAAGGAAATAATATTTTTCTAAATTGTTCATTACCCCTAGTCCTACTAATTGAATCTATAGTTACTTGATTATCTCTAATGACTTCTGATTTTTTACCACTAATTCTCCAATCTAAAACAATGTATCTAAATAAAATGTTTATGTCATTATCTTCCTCTTTAATCTCAAATATTTCACCATTAACATTATTTAATTTTTGAGCAAAGTATCTTTTAAACGTTCCAATCCTATAATCACTCTCAGATGGTAATGGTGTATGTTTAGATGGATAATCCTCTTTGACTTGTGAATTTAACTCTGAATATGTTGAAAATAAACTTTGATTACCATTTACCTTCTCTATTATCTTTGAGCTAGAGTTATGAGTGTCATCAGTCATGAATACTTCTTCTTTATCATTTGTGTAATGTATATGATATCCTAAACCAGGTTGTACGGAACCACCATGTGTATACTTAAATTCACCTAATTGTGTCACACCAGCAAAGTTTACCTTGAAATCGGTGTCCTCGTGTATTTTCATCATTTCTTCTTTTAATTTACTCATACTAACTACTAGGACCTCCACCTATTGTTGGGATTGGTGGATTAAATGAGTCCTGCCCACCTGCTTGAATTTGGCTCTCTTTTTTTAGTTTTATGTCTCTGTTTCTTTTTCTAATAGCTTCATCTAATTTATCTTGTTGTTTTTTTGCTTTATCTTCATTTGCGTCATTTTTTAATTTATTCTGATAATTTTTAATTAAATCTGCAACAACAGTATCCACATCTTTAACAAGAAATATTTGATTATAACTTGTCCTCATTTTACCAGACAATGATGTTGTCCATCCAGTAGAACTTACCGTATGATTCACATCAAATATTTGAAAAACAGTTTTATCTTGATACCTTTGAGGTAGATATGTTGAGTGATATGAGTTACCAGGATAAATACCACCTGTTCCGTCTATCTCAAGTTCCATTTCAAGTGGAACTAATATAGATTGTTCAGTATCTCCACTACCACCCTCGATATGTTCTGTGGATAAATATCCTATACTGTCTTTGAAATCTTTTTTTATTTTATAATCTGAATCATTGTCTCCTGAAGCCTCATATTTCGAACCAATCAAAGTTGCTAAATTTTCTCTTTGACTTTTATCCACATCTTTAAATGCACCTGCTCGTTCTGATGGTGTTAAAAAATTTAACGGTGGAACTGGTTTCGAACTATCATAATCGATTCTTTCCCAAGTTATTTTTTTAAATTCTGAAGCTTCTTTAGTTTCAACATCTTTTTCTTCTGTCAAATCGTTTACTGATTTTTTTATTTCCTCTATATTATCTACTATGTATTTGACAATCCCATCGTCTGAACCATTTTTCTCTAAATCTTCTCCAGCAAAACCATTAGCATTTCCTATCTCTAAGTTATTTTTAAACGCAAAATCCACTCCCTTGTTGTCTCTATCTGAATTTTCATTATTGAGTCCACCTACAATCAATCCGTTTTTTTCACCGGTTATCCCAGCTCCATTTGGATACTTGAATTGATCTAAATTTGAACCGTACATTGTTGCTAGTTGCATTGCAGTTGGTACTTTTGCAGATATATTCTGTGATTTTACAATACTGTCGTGTCTCCACACAGGAAAAAAGAATATCCCATTGTTTAAAATTTCTTCATTGACATATGTGCTTCTCTGTGGTTTTAATGGTTTATTGAAATTCACTGCTGTATGTTGGTCATCGGTTATTCTAATTTGGTTTGGTAAATCAGGATCAGATTCCAATTGAAACGACCAAAAATTTATTGGTGTATTAATACTTACAAATAAATTGTCCATTGCTTCAACCAATGATAAAGTATCACTAAAAGCTTTTTTTATTATTTTAGTATTAATCAACATATTTCGTAAATATCCAAATTCACCGTTATCAACTTTTTTTTCTGATTTTATTTTACCATCTGCAACTAATTGATTATATCTAGCTTCTCTTATAGATTTTGATTTACCTCTCATTTCAGGATCTATTGAATACAATTTTAGATTTTGTTCTTTAGTGCCTGTAAATTTTGTTGTTTTTTGTTGACTAGGGCTAAAATGTGGAAAATTTTCGTTCACTAAAGATGATAATGTAATAATATTTTGTTCATCACCTGTGAGGGTAATATTTTCACCAGCAATATTAATCTTTGTATCTTTTGCAATTGCAAATGTCTTACCTGGTAATATATAACTACTAAAGTCAATAGTTTCCAAATATTTACTACTCCTAATTTTAACACTAGATTTATCATCTATGGAACGAAATCTAGTTAAAATATTTTTATCAGATGTCATTGACGTAAATTTTGATAAAACATTATCTTCAAACCAACCCCAACGAACCCATGCATTTAATAAATTGTGAGATGCAACGTCTTTAGCTTCTGTATTACCTGATATTCCAGCTGTCTCGACTATATATTTATTAGGAAGTGTTGATATATGTCTAATACTATTTTTAACTTTTATTGGGGATATATTTTTAGTTGTAATATTTTCTTGTAAATAGGAATCAATCTTTGAAATAAAAGTGTTTAAAGTAATATTCAAATCAAAAGTCAAAACAGATTCATCGTCATTTGATATTTTTTTAAATTTGTCTCTAAGTTTTTGCCTTGATTCTTTTGAACTAACGTTTACCTTTACACCACTATCAATTATTTCTTGAGTTGGTATCGTGTTATCGATAATACTAACTCCAAGACTTCCTATAATAGTTTGGCAATCAAAAGCTCCATCTGCTCTTGTGGTGTATTCAAAGTTTTTTATAATACCAACTATTGAATCAAAATCTCCACCACCTTTTTTAATTTCTTCAGAATAATCTTCGAACGCTGATTTTGTTAATCCACCATTACCCATCAAATTTTGAAGTTTTGATAAAGAATTTTTATTATATATCCAACCCCAATCCAATAAAACTGTTTTACCATGTGCTAAGAAATGTGGTGTTAACCTATCAATATCTTCAAAACTCCAACAAGTCCAACTTATTGTTGCTTCCCTTTGAGCTCGAGCTCCACCTTTAAATGAAACATCAATTGATTTAATACCGGGTAATGGTCTTTTATTTGGATTATCCATATAACCTCTAGATGAATACAAATCATCATATCCACCAGCTAATTTTCCGTTATTTATAATTGTTACATTTCCTTCTGAGTCTGTTGTCGGTGTGTTTGGTAATATTTCACCACCCATTAATATTACAGGATTTTCTTGATTAGAACTCATTCTAATAAAAGTGGTTCTAGACAACATCTCTTGTTGAGTTAAACCATCTGTAGGAGAATCTGAATAAGATGTCTCTCTTCCAAGAGCTCTCATCTTTTCAAATAATCTTTTTTGAACTGATTTTGCAATAGGTTCTAAATTAATCATAACTTTAATTGTTTAATTGTTTAAATTTTTCTAGTATTTCACTAATATTTGATGGGATTCTTAATTTTGTATTTGATTTTAAAGAAGTGAATCCTCTGATACCATTTGCTTTTGCAATAACCCACCATAATGTAGAGTCACCATAATATACTTGGGCTAAATTATCTAACCTTGTGCCAACTTTTGTTTGAATAAATTGGTCTGAATTTGATAGAGGTATTTTTGGGTAATAAGTTGTAGCATATACCCTTTTACCATCTTTATCAATTTTTATTTTATTGTTTTCGTATCTCTTCATAATTATTCTACAAATTCTACTCTTTCATAATCATCTGTTTCTGCCAAAATATTATCAAAAAACTGTTCATTTTCATTAACTTCATCCTCTAAAAGTGTTTCTCTTCTACTATAGATATCTGTGTTAATTATATTACCTATACCACCAATCAAGTTTGGATTGTTAATTATTTTTGCAAAGTCACTAGCTGCACCAGGTATATACTGTTCATCTGCAACCCACGGTATCTCATAGTGTTTTTGTGTAGCAGATGGTAATCTTTTACCAATGTAAACAAATGTACAATTTACTTGAATATATTTTGGTAGTTTTGCAAATACAGTTTCATACGTTCCAGTATCCATCACATTATAAGTTAAAGCAGATATATAACCTGGTGTATCAGTATACATCTGTCCTATTGTTAATTCTGTAAACGGAGATATCATTCCTTTACCACCACTAGCATCAGAGTCTGACCAATGTGGATATGTTTGACCTGCTAGATAGTTTAACTTTTCCCATAAGAAAACTAATTCTTGGTCTGACTTTGGATATACATCGAATGTAAAACCAATTTCTCTAGTTGTTCCTTGATAAACATAAACAGAATCTGGCCTACCAACATATCTCTCTGGTGAATACTCTGGTGAAAACGTATCTGTTATACCACTAAGTATTGCTCTGAATACCATTGAACTATTATTTCTAACATCTTTAAATTTGAATGGTATCCAATCTAATTCATCTAATGGTAGTTCTTGTCCACCATTAGAATAACTATCTTTACCATAAGGTATTAGATTTACTTTATCTACACCCTTATCACTAAAACCTTCCTTACTAATTTTTGATAGGGCTCCTTTTGATGGTTTTCCACCTTCTTCAGGTGGTATTAAGTCAAAATCCTTTGCTATTTTACGTAAACTTTCACCTTGTTTCTTTGCTTTTTTAACCATCGAATCAAGTTTTGTTACTTTGTCTACACCATCCCAATCCTTACCTTGTTCTTTAAAAGCTCTAGCTGATGCAGTTAATAACTTGTTACCAATTTTACTAGCTTGGTCTTTTATAAAAATAGAAGCTTTTTCTGATATACTAGTCCACACTTTTTTACTAATAAAATCAAATATAGTACCAGACGCAACAAGACTATCTAAATTAAGAAAACCATTTCTATTAATATGAAGAGCACCTGGTATACTAAATATAGACAGAGGATTATAGATTTGAGGACTTATTTCTGAAGAAAAAGCATCACCCTTAACATCTCCATATTGTCTATACGCTTCTGGTATAAGGTCTTCATTTACAATTTTTACACTACCCTCGGCTGAAAGGTTATAAAGTCTAGTTGAAACTCGTTCAAACGGATTCTTTCTTTGTAATACTTGTTGTGCTTGTACAAACCTAGAACCTCTTACAAGAAAATCAAGAGAATTTGTTGCACCATTAATTCTACGAACATCTGCAAAGTATCTATCTAAAAATACACTTGGTTCTCTACCAAGCACCCTCTTACCTATTTCATCTGCAGCTGAAAACACAGACTTTACTATATCTGAACCTTTGTAAGCTGGACTATCTATCTGAACCAAACCAGGAAAAGCACCTTCTATTCTTGGCATCTCTACATCACCGATACCCCATTTTTCTCCTATCCCACGAACTACGAAAGGCTCTTGTCTATCTGGTGGAACTTCGAAACTTGGGAACGTATTCTTTTTAGGTTCTTTTTCAAACACGTATTGTCGTATAATATTGATACCAGCATTAGATTGTTTTAATTTTGGATTTAAAAATCCACTAAATCCTAAATTTCTAGATGAGGTTTGATTATCATTACGGATACCAAAAGGACTTGTGTTGTCTAAAATCTGAGCATAGTAGCTTTCAAAGAAACCATCATTACCGACATCTTCTAATCTAGAACCACCAAACCTAACAGTAAATAAATTCTTATCATTAAACAATGGTGTAAACCCACTTCTATCTTTTCCAACAAATAAGAAATCTGGTGAATCCAACTGAGCAAGTTTAGATGGTGGTAGTTGGTCTATACTACCTCTAGTCATATCTCTCTTATCAGAATTAGGTCCTGTTGGAGATAAACTTGATAAATCTGCTGTTTCTTCTAAAAAAGGCATTATTCTGTATTCCTTACTAATTTTCCAAGTAATCTATGT